TTATGATCATACTGACAACGTATATCGCTGCTCCATTATCGATCAACTGGATTCGACCGCTACCGGCGGCACTACCACTACACTGGTTGACAGCGCGTTGAGCACTTCCTCGGATCACGTTTGGAAGGGCGCATTGCTCTATGTTTATGAAGGAACAAACGCCGGTTGCATTAGAACTGTATCTGCCTATACCGGTTCTTCCGACACGCTCGGATTCACTCTGCCAATGCCTGCGGCCTGCGACACCACCACCAAGTACATCATGCTTGGCCTGGCTGCCGAGGCTAACGACGTGATCAATGTTGGACTGGGCGGAATCGTCCTTAAAGACGAGAACACTATCGATGCAAACGCTGGCCGCCTGAGTTCAGCCGTCAAAGTTGGACCGCTGGTATGTGTCGGCGCGTCCAAAGTCACCAACTTGATGCTGGATATTATGATCCGTAAATCCTGCCATATCTTTGGCTAAGAACCTGTTGTAACTGAACAAAACCAACCAAGACAGAGCGAAAGCCCTGTCTTTCCTATTTTATACGGAGGTGAATTTAAACATGATGATTTCCGAAAACTGGGATGAGTTAATGCTGCCGGGCCTACGGTCCATATTCAATAAGCATCTCAAAAAGAAAAAAGACTACGTTGCAGAACTGTATACCGAAGAAAACTCCACTAAACAGGCTGAGTACAACCAGGGAACCGGCTCCTTGGGCATGATGGACGAATGGGGAGCATCCGGCAATCAGGTCAGCTATGAGGACGTAAACAAAGGCTACAAGGCTACTTATATCCATAAGAAATATTCCAAAGGCTTGACGCTGGAACGGGAACTTTTGGAAGATGATCAGTACGGCGAGATCAAAAAGCGGGTTCGTTTGCTGACCCAGACCGTTTACTACACCCGCCAGTATTATGGTGCGTTGCTTTTCAACCAGGCTTTCAACGCTACCTATAAAGGCCCGGATAATGTTGCGCTTTGCTCTGCTTCCCATCCAAATAGTCCGGTTGATTCGACCGTACAGTCCAATGCTGGAACTGGTGTTTTGAACGCTACCAACCTGGAAACTGCGCGTACTGTTATGAAGGGCTGGAAAGACGACAAAGGCAATCTGCTGGCCGTTACTCCTGATACCCTGATCGTTGGTCCGGCACTGCGTAAAGCGGCGCTGGTTATCGCCGATAGTTCCGGGGAGCCGGATGTCAGCGACAATAACATCAACGTCTGGAAAGGTTCGGTCAACGTGATCGAATACGATTTCCTGACTTCCTCAACCGCATGGTTCCTTATTGATAAAGAGCGCATGGCGGCTTTTCTGCATTGGTACAATCGCCGTATCGCCAAGCTGGAAATGGATCGTGAGAATTTCAACAGTGAGGTCGGGGCGTACAAAGTGGTAAATCGCTTTAGCTCGGGCGCCGACGAATGGAGCTTCCTGTACGGGAGCACCGGAACTGTAGCGTAGTGTAAGTATTAAAATTATAACAACCCCTTCCGAAACAGTATGATTGTAATATAATGTATGGTATAATTATACTGTGGAAGGGGTGAGTTATTTGGAAGAAAGCAGGAAATGTGAATTTTGCGGAAAGGAATTTATCGCGCATAGGATTGACAGCAGATTTTGTTCTATATCATGCAGGGATAAGCAGCATTATCGCAAAAATCATGTGCCTAAAAACAAAGAAACGTATTTAAAGGCATGTAAATTATGCGGTAAAGAATTTCAGTCTATTGCTAATCCTGGGTCTGGTAGTCGTGCAAAATATTGCAGTCCAGAATGTAGAAGGGCGGCAAATTCTAAGGCTAAAGCAGAATCATATATCCCTCATCCTTTGGCGCTTGCCGAACCAAGAGAGTGTGTTTATTGTGGAAAAACTTTTGCTCCAGACATAAAACATTCATATTCCACGACATGTTCGTATGTTTGCCATTATAAACATAAAAATGAAGAACGCAGCAAGGAACGCGCCGCTAAGCGTGAGGAAGTTCTCGCAAAAGGGCAAGACTGCGTTGTCTGCGGAGAACACTTTATTCCCAGTAGTTATGGAAACATTTATTGTTCGGATGAATGCAAAAGGGAGCGAATCAAGGCGACGGCCAAACAAGTTGAAACACCGGAGATTAAGGAAAGAAAAAAAGAATCGAACTTCAGAAACCGTCTTCAAGGAAACTACGCAAAGGTGTTGGCGCGAGACAATGGTATATGCCAGTTTTGCGGGTCAATCATAAATCCGCAAGTCCATCATTTAAACGGACTTGGCGAAGCGAGAATGCCAGATGGGACCAGAAAAAGATATTCATGCGACCATTCACTAAGTAACTTAATTACGCTTTGTTCAACATGCCATAGGGCCATGCACAACAATTTGCTAGTTAAGAAAAAAGGCGAATGGTACATCAAGGGAACAATGTTCAAACAACTCGGACTAACTGGTACAATAAAAATATTGAACGATTAGGCTCAAATAACAAGTAGAATAGCGATTGCTATGGAGAGCGGTCAGAAACGGCCGCTCTTACTATTTTGAAAGTAGGTGTATTAAATGAGTTATTCACATTTTAAGAAATTGGCTGGCATATTGGGCCTTTGGGTTGGAAAAGCTGGCGCGGAAATTCAAATTGCCGACGCTGACGGGCATCTGTATCAAGGCGGAACGGAACTTACCCCAACTGGGGCGGAGATAAATAAATTGGCTGGTCTGGCCCCGACTGCTGCCGAGATTACACGCGCTTGTGACGTGTCGACCCGGATCGTAACCGTCGCAACAACTCCGCTGGCGATTACCGAACTCGCCCACGACGGGAAGGTAATTGTACTAACCAAGGCTGACGATCAGGCTGTAACATTGCCTGCCGCAACTGGTAGCGGAACTAAATTACACTTTATACAAGGCGTTGCTGTTACAGGCGGCAAACATACTACGATAAACACTGCTGCACTTGACAATGTTTTGATCGGCAACGCAATTGTTGCGCAGGATTCTGCGGATACCGCGGTCATGTTTGAAGCCGCTGCCACTGCAAACGGTATATCCTTTGATGGCTCAACTACTGGCGGACTTAAGGGAGATTCGGTAGAGCTGATAGATGTAGCAGCTAAAGTATGGTGGGTAAGGGTCATAGCAGCCGCAACCGGATCTGAAGCAACTCCATTTGTAACGAGAAGTTAAGATTATTAATAAACAAGAGGCCTGCAACCGGGCCTCTTTTTACTATGCAAACAACGACCTGTATATTTTTAGGAGGGATACATAAATGAATTATTTGACAGATCAAGCCGGTAAAGCCTTGCATCCTGGATACCCGCTCCCGGTTGCTACTATAGTAGGAATTGCAACTGGAGGTAGTCGAACTACACTGGTTGACAGTACGAAAGCATGGATAACGAATGGTTTGGTTGGGGCCACTGTTTATATTATGAGTGGCGGCATTCAATATCCAGCGGTTGTAACTTCTAATACCGCTACGACACTTACCTTTGCTTCAATTACGCCGACAATTGCTGAAGGCGATTTTTATTTCATAATTCCTGTCTACACTGTTCAACTATCTGGGAGTTATCTCGTACAAGACGCAATAATCGCAAAAGACGGAACCGAATCCACTGAAGTAGATCTTCAGAAGTGGAAATACATATCCTTCCTTATGCCTGCTGGTTGGGATGCAGCAACACTCACAATTAAAGGGTCTGCTGTAACCGGCGGAACGAAACGTACCATTAAAAATGATGTTGGGCAGACATTCCCTGCAATGACGGTTGCAGTGGATACGATCTACACAATTGATGCCAACGCCTTAATGCTGGCAGGAGTACACTTTATAGCCTTTGTCGCGTCTGCTGCTCAAACTACGGCTGCAAGGACAATTAAAGTCATGTGTAAAGCGTAGGTGATACTATGTTTATTTTAAAACACAGAAACGGCGCGATCTTGGGTGCGAAATGGGACAAGGGCGCAAGTCCAATTTTGACACGGACTTATGGTGCTACGGGAATGGTAGCTTGTATTGGCATTGATGCCCAAGTTGTCAATAATAACTTTGATGGTGCACCGATATTTCGCGAAATGATTGATGTAGAAGATACGCTGGGCAATAAATTTATACGCATACCTAAGTTTTACATCAAAAAAGTTGATGAAGTCGGTAATAAAGAATGGCTAATCAGTAATCGCCTATATGACGGCTTTTACTTGCCACAGTGTTTTTGGGATTTCGCCAACAATCGCGAATTACCTTATTGTGACTTTGGTAAATATCAGGCATCAAAAGCAGCAACCAAACTGCAGTCGGTGTCGGACGCATATCCGTTTATGAACGACACGATTGTTAATTTTAGAACCTATGCACAGAACAATAACGCAGGCGGTTTGCTTGGCTATCAGCAATTGGATATCCATGCCGTTGATGTGCTACAAACCCTGTTTTATGTGGAGTTTGCCAATCTAAATAGTCAGGCAATCATGCTTGGATATACGAGTGGGCAATATAGCGCAAGTCATGTGGCTACGGTTGCTGAGAATGGCGTAAACCGTATCGCAGTTGCTAATGCTCATGCAGATTTGTTTAAAGCAGGACAAGCGATCTCGATTGGCACATCGCTTGGCGGCAATCAGATTTGCTATAATCGCACAATAACCAGCGTCGATGTTTACGATGCAAGTAATAAGGCGATTAGTTTTGACGGTGCGGCAGTAAATATTGCGCTTGGGAACATCGTCTATAATTCAGGGCGTAAAAGTGGAGCGTGTGATAGCGTGGTTGCAACAAGTGGAGTTTTAACCGCAAATAACGGGTTGTATCCGTGCAAATATCGCGGGATTGAGAATCCATTCGGAAATATGTGGCAGTGGGTTGACGGGTTAAATATCAATGAGCGTCAATCTTGGGTATGTAAAGACGCAGGTAATTACGCAAGTAATGTTTTTGCCAGTCCTTATGAACAATTAAGTTATGTTAATGCGGCATCTGACGGATATCCGACCGCTATGGGTTATGATGCAAATTATCCGTTTGCGCAACTACCTAGTGCAGTCGGAGGGGATTCGTCGCAGTATTACTCGGATTATTATTATCAAGCCACAGGGCAACGTGTTGCCCGCTTTGGTGGTTACTGGTCTTACGGGTCGAGCGCGGGGCTTTCGTGCTGGAGTCTGAATCGCGACTCGTCGTACGCGTATCTGACTATCGGCGGGCGGCCTCTTTAAAAAAATCCTTTTCCGGGGGTTTGGGGGGGGCAGCCCCCCCTTAAGAAACCGGAAGATTTTTTCATAATGATTTTAAGTGGACGCTTGTCCCCCTTG